GTCATAACCTCAAATTGGGTAATGACCTGCTCAGCTTCAGCAGCCAGCCTTGCCATAGTCTTAATTCCCTCAAATGCCGTAAACGCAGCACCTAAGGCAAGCAACGACCTCCTGACGCCAAGTGCAGCACTAGAAAGGATCCCCATTTCCTTTCTCGCACGATTCATCCCGCTCGTCAGGCCGGACGTTCTTGCTACAACATTGACTGCTAACTCACCGATTACCGCCATGAGAACCCCTCATTTGAGCTTCAAATTCCTGCACAGATTTCATATTAGATTCTTTGCCGTCCATCCCAAGGAACATGACCCATTCCATAAAAAGCTCGCAGCTAATGGAGTCGAGCATCGAATCAACATCGACATAACCCAACTCCCTAGCTAGTATAAATGCGGCTCTCCGAGATGGACTGCGTTTTAGTTTTTTCTTAAGTCTTCCTGGATGTCTTCCGCGAGTCCGGAAACACGCTGGCATGCGTCAGTTAAAACGAGAAGGACGCTGAGGTCGATTTCCTCCAGCATCTCAACATCTTCTTTTGTCTTAAATACGCGATCACCATCGTCGTCAACAATGCACAAAGCAAGGAGGCTAATAGTTGCCTGGACATTCCCGATACCCTTTTCCACGGCCTGCATGTAATCGTTCAACTGTTTCGCGGACAGTGGTTTTATATTGAACTCGGTGTCGAGCGACTTGACATATACCTTTGAAATCTTCTTCTTTGTAGACTCTAACAGCTTCGTTTTATAATCCATTGCTTACCTCCCTTTAGGTGGGCAGGATACTCGAGTTACCCCACCCACCTCTTTTTCAACAAACTCTTCAACAGCATCCATAAACACTTGAGGGTAATGCTTAATCAACGTGATTGGCATCCCTGGTTTTGCCCCGCAATAGCCACACTGGACGAACCTTTCACTATCCTCTTCGCGGACAGCTATTAGCTTAACATCCGTAATTGCCTGGACCTTTTGTCCGTGGACAGTCACTTTGTGCGGGTGGTCCTTCAAAACAAATTCAAACATTATACACTCCCAGCCGTATAAGCTACCTCGGTCTTACCGTCCCACTTAATGGTCGCCGTACCCCGCATGATGGTGCCGTTCTCAACATCCGGACCGGAGACCTCTGTAATAAACCCAGACCCAGCCAGAGTTGCTGCTGTACCCTCACCAGACTTCAGCGGGAACGTCACAGTGATCGTCTCTGGAGCCCCGTTAATGGGTGGGAAAACAGAAAATGATTGATCCCATTCAAACTCAATTTCAAACTCGCCAGGTTCATACAAGTCGGTTGGGATGTACGTCTTTTGATTCGTAGTCGCCAAGTGGCTGTCTTCGAGAGCCTCTCTGGTTTGCGACGTACCACCGATTGAATAAATATTGGCGACGAATGAACTCGTTCCGAAAGCAATCGTGGCTGAATTTCCAGTATCTGCCATAATTTTACCTCGTTACAATCGTCTCTTGGTAGTTAACAATATAGGTATGTACGACTCGGTACAAACCCAGGTCTGACCCGTCCTCGGGCCTGTCAAACGTGTCATATGAACTATCAAGGTCGATAGAGTTAATGAACACGCTATCATAAGTCCCCCGAATAGACTGAATCTCTAACCGAACTAATTCCATTAGCGACAACAAACTTGAATAGTTCTGGCCGTATCCATCCAACTGCAACATAGTCTCGGCTATGCCAGTTGTGCCCTTCAGGTGAGAATCACTTCTAGTATTTAACAATGTGTACATGATAGCCGGGAATGCCGTGTTCATTGGCATAACCAGCGGGTAAATCCTGTTGGATACTGTGGCCGCAATGGTAGCATCAGCCAGCAGTGTAGTCCGGATTACCTTGCCTATTTGACTGCTCATTTTTTGATTTTCACTCCATCTGGCCTGATTGTACCGGCACGCAATTCTTTTATAGTCTGCCTAACCTCGGCGGCCATTAGAGTCCTGAACATCATTCGAGCCTGCCTAGCCTCGTTTCTAAGCGTACGTCTCATTATTGGGTTTGGCTTAATGTTTCGCTTCGGAGCCCCAAACTCAACAATCGCAGGGTAGTAGTATTTGTCTTTCGCACTTATCCCCAGCTTAGACCTAGTTCCAGTCTTGACGGCATGGCCAACAACATTCTTCCTTGTCTTCCGTCTTCCAGAGGTCTTCGCCAATGCCTGTGCTGATAGCCTTAAAGATGCAGCCCTGACGATAAAGTTGGCTTGCATCTTACCAGTAAATACCGGCGTGATAACCTTGACACGCTCACGGATATGGTAGGCAATCTTCCGTGTTACCCTGCGTTCAATCTTCTTTTGCAGCTTTGGAGTAAACTCTTCAAATGCTCGCTTAAGGGCTGCTTCTCCAGTGATGTATATCCTTGCATTGGGACCGAACTGGGCAAATTCTCTGATTACTTTACGGGGCATGGTATGGCTGCTCCTGGACTCCGATGACAGTCTCGTCGGAGTTGCCACCCTGGAGTGGAACGGAGATGATGTTGTAGATCCTTGCAGATTTTTCAGTGCGGACTCTGTCCATCGGGGTGGGGACCGTATCTAGCCTCCGAGTGCGGATGACAGCGTCTGTCCTCGACTCTTGGAGGTTGTACCGATTAAATTCCCTCGAGTACCCATTCTCAATGCTGCCTCGGAAGGTTTCTAAGTCTGTCCACGTCTCAACCGGCTGTCCATGGCTGTCAAGGCTCTCAGACCGCCTCTGAAGCACGAAGACCTCTGTTAGTGTCCTAGACCGCATTAGTACAACCCTACCCTTAGAGAGGCTGTGAGACGCTCATACGCCGAATTAAGCATACGGCTCTCACCGTCGTAGATCATTTCCGCCCTAATGATGACGGCCTGCCGCAGTTCAAACGGGACATCGACATGAGTGTCGCCGTAGCCAGCCACATAAGTGATGATGATTCCACGTTTGTCGTAGCTGTAGTCAGTCGGCCATGATCCATTAAAATCTGGCACAATCAACGCTGGGATGTCATTCGTCTTCAGTTGGTAATCAGCCCAGGCAGTCTGAATACCGGATGCGTTGTTATAAGTGAACGACGACACTGACTGAACTGGCCCGTTGAGCAATTTTATTGGTTCGCCAACTTCAGGGAAACAGTCAAGCGTCATCTGCCATGTCTGCGTAATTAACGACTTCCCAGTGTCTCTCTCCACCTGTTGACGTGCTGCCGTTATGATGTTGCCGAGGACAGTGTCATCAACGCTAGTCGATACTCTCAGGTGGTCTTTTATCTGACCCACTGTTACTGGTTCTACCAGCGGACTTACTGTTCTTCTTGCGTTCCATTTGTTTGCCATTCTTAACCTCTTCCACAATGTCCCTTGCCAGCAACAAAATCGCAACACCCTTGTTCAACTCAGCGACTTGGCCAACCTTGTTGCCTCGCCACTCCTTGGTAAACTTTACTTTCATAGTGGTCCTTGCTAGTAAAGAAAAGGTACGGGGCCGAAGCCCCGTACCGAATCAGTCATTCATTAAGATGCTGCGGTCTTGATGCCAGCGTAAGCACCGTATGCAACAGAAGCACCTGGGTTAGCATGGATGTTGAGGTCGTATCGATTCAAGGCACGAATCGTCAGAACATCCAAGTTGAACCCGTAGTCTTGGCTAGAAGCAAACTCAACTTCCTTGCGTTGGCCCATCAAGGCTGCTTCGTAGAAGTTACCGAAGAACAGACCGAACTTGCTGACAGCGTCAGCAGGCATCTTGTCGGTCAGATGGACTGGGTATCCGAACAAGCTCAGGCGGCTACCACCCTCGAGGTTATCAACCGTGTTACCACCGGCAGCGTAGACCAGCTTCTGAATAACAGCAGCCCAGGTGCTACGACGCATGATGAATGCCATTCGGCTGTCATCCCAATACTTCTCAGCAACGAGGCTCATAGCCGTGTGGATGTCCGCCAAGGTAATGTCAGCGAAGCTAGTGTTGGTGGACGACAGGGTGTGAGTACCGGCAGCACCGCAGTCGCTGACCAAACCGGTTACAGAACCGTAAGAACCAGTACCGTCACCATTGATGAACTCGTCATCAAGGTTCAGGGCCAGTTGATGCCCGGCTTCTGCTGCAACATCATCAACAACATTGATGAGGCTGTCTGCGATAAGCTCGTTCGAGACTTGCGTCAAAACGGCTCGCTTTACAGCGGCTAATGCAATCGTACCATAGACCTTGTCCGAAGCAGTGATTGCCGATGCTTCACCAGGATAGTAGACCGTTTGTCCACTGGTTCGTTTGGGGACATTTAGCACGTCTGAGGTCATCGGAATGCGACGGACAACCTTGGGTGCGACACCAGCGGTCTCCATGACATTGATGATCGAGGACGACCACACGTCTGGAACGGTGTGACCACCAGCAGTGTTAGTACCTTCCGTCTGGGCTGCATAGATGCTGCCCATATCAGCCAAACGCTGTTTGGCCTGAACCGATCCCAGCATGTTGGCCTGGAACCACAAACCGCACTCATAAGCATCCTTCTCATTCTTAAATGCCTTAAGACCGCCAAATGCTTTCGGGAAGCGGATCTCAGCCTTAGCCTTTGGTGCCTCTTCAGGTGGTGCAGCTTTCTTGGCAACCAGCTTCTCGAACTTCTCAGCACGATCAATTTGAGCGTAGAGCCCGCTCTTGCTTTCGCCATTGCTTCCATCGTTGCCGACCTCGGACAACCAGCCGTCAAACTGGCTTTGCTCTTCCGCTGACAGGTCTCGACCTTCGGATGCACAGATTTCGTTCAAGGCCTCACATTTAGCCAAGATTTCACCGACTTGCTCTTTCAGTTGCTTTGCGTTTTTCATTTCAAATCCTTAGTTAGAAAAATAAATCAACAGTAGTGTCTGTCTTGGCAGACTAGAGGCCCAACCTTGCTTTGCGAAGAGATAACATTCGACGACGAGCGTCAGCAGTGATTCTCTTGTTGTCACTCGCAGCAGCAGGAAGTTTCTCCTTATCAGATTCAAGGTCAACCACAGAATCCACTAAGCCCAATTCGATAGACTCTTTTGCAGTGTAGTAGTTGTCCTTGTTCATGATGCTCAAAAACTCATCAGGCCCTTTGCCTGACTTTGCTGAATAAATCTCAGCAAGTTGCAGATCAATCTTTTCAAGCACATCGGCAACATCGCGAAACTCGCTCGAGTTACCCATTGCGATAGTCCATGCCGAGTGAATCATCAATTGTGCAGATGGATAAATTCTGACACTGTCACCGGCCATTGCTACGATACTAGCCGCACTAGCAGCAACACCTTCGACGACAGTCTCTACGTGGTTAGGTGTGGACTTCAGCATGTTGTAAATTGCAATACCATCCCACACATCCCCACCAGGCGAGTTGATACGGACTACAATTTTACCAGAACCAGCACCTTTCAACGCTTCGTCAAATTGCTTGGCAGTTACACCTTCAGAGGTTTGCCAGTCGAATCCGATCTGCTCATAGAGGAGGATTTCTGTGTCAGCTCCTCTTTTTTTAATTTGTATATCACCAGCACCAGCATGATCCAGTTTACCGGCGACATCAGGATTGAACCCAAGGTCGTTAAGAAAGTTAGCACGAGCAATAATGTCCATTTACACAATTCCTTCAAGTAAAACATGTTCACCTTTCATCCACGCAAGGATATTCTCGTGGACAGCACTTTCCTCGTGGGGCTGTTCTTTCTTACACGCAGACAATAGGTTTAAGATTGGCATGATCGCCTCCACCATTTTTACAGCAAAGGTATCAGTGAAATTCTTAATCTTATCGTCTTTGCCCTCAAGGTTTTTAATCTGTTTGTTGTACGTGTTCTCAAGCTGGCTCATCCTGGCAGCGAGCAAGTTCTCGACCTGCTCAACTACGCCGTCAGATTCCTCCTCAGGTTCCTCAGTATCATCTTCCTCATCTAGGTCAGCACTGTCTGCACTGTAGGTTGATGGGTTAAGGAAAGTATCTCCATCCTCAACACTGGCATAGTTTAG